GCGTTTAATATTCAATCTCAATCAAAAAAACAAAGGGCAACAAAATGAAAATAGTGAAAAAAGACGTTCCATTTGAGGCATACGATGTTCTGGACTGCCACGGCACAGAGTGCGGTTTAATTACTAATTTTGACGGTGAGGGTTATGTAGCTTCAGTGCGCGATCCTGAAGATCACGACAAGCGACACATGGTTGATGTGGCAGGTTTGTCTATCGGTGCGGCAGAATATGATTACCTCGATGGCGATATTTATCATGCTGTTGCTGATGTTCTAGACGCTTTGGAGATAGCGCGGTTTCCAGATGAATCTACCAGAGAAGATTGGTCTTACTATGACGAGCGTTGTAGAGAGTTGGCGCGTGAACAAGCTTGGTATATGGAGTGCGATTTACAGCTCGAGCGTGAGTCAAGAGGAGAAGTTTAATCTAACCGCCCCCTACGGGGGGCAACTAAGGGGAATAATATGATCAACCATCCTTACAAAGTCGGCCAAGCAGCCGCACAAATTGAGCGCAAGAAACGCGCAGAAAGCCGCCAAGCAGCACTGGCCGCAGGTATTTTGTTTCTTATCTTTACCATTGTATCTAACATGGAATACACCGACTGCATCAAATATGGTGTTTGCTAGTTTCCCCCTCTTGCCCCCTACGGGGGGCTTTTTTAAGGAGAATAATATGAAAGCTGATTTAAAAGACTTTGTGGGCTGGATCACATCTATAGACGATAGGTGGGATGGTGATCTGATCGAATTAAGCGACAGCCAGAAAGATGCTGCCTGTTACACTTGGCTAAGAATGCACCCGACTTGGCTAGATGATATATTCCCACACACCTGTTCAGATAACTTTGATGCGGTACTGGATTTAACCTATCGCATAGGCCAGTATCAAGCGTTACCATCTGGATCGCTTGCTTACTACTTCAAGTCGAAAGAGAACGAATACCGCAATCAGTGCGATGATGATGGGTTCTGGTCTGAGGCACTAGATGACTTTAAGGCTATCTTGAATGATGATGAGTTTGATGAACTGATAAGGGGCAGGATATATCTCTACATGGAAGATACTCTGAGGGAGAAGGTCTGGGAGGAATTCTGTAACTATCAAGATATAGCGAGGGCGTTTACATGGGAACACTAAATGTCGTTAAGGAGTGGAAGCGTTTGAGAGAGTTATACCCCGCAATCGAAAGCAAAGAGGTGAAAGATGAGCAAGATCGAAAAGGCAATGGAAGAAGCCCACAAATTCGCAGACAAGGCGATAAAAGAAGCCAACCAAAGCGACGCAATGGGTAGGGCAAAAGAATGGCTTAAAACGCCTGTAGGGGTCACTAGAGGCCAGTTTGCAGGGATATTGATAGCGTTATCGGTGTTGGTATCGCTAATCGGGTAAATTCATCGGTCAGGGGTTCATATTCCCTTCCTGTCAGAGTGATGCACTGGCGACCAATACGCATCAGGCCAAGGTGACTTTGACCTTTTGACCCAGACTAGCCCACTGGGGAGCCGCAACGGGCTACAAATCCTGTGAGAGTGTTTAAACGTTTTCTGCACTCTCTATTTCCCACCCCCTGCTAGATTCGCTCTGTAGGGGTTTTTTTATGTCATAGAATATACATTTAAATATATATCACCAGTGGTATAAACCTGATAAGAAACAAGCATTTCCGATCATAACCGATAGTCTGTAATATGCCGCCTTAATCAACTAGGAGGCAACAGTGCTATATATAATCATCTTCACCCTTATCTCACTTACCGCAGTAGCAGCAGACGATCTAAGATAATTTACATTCCTGTGTAAAACCCTATACAATGCCCCTATCCATCTACGCTAGGGGTATGTTATGGGCTCAATTAAAGTAACAAATCGGATAGACGAATGCCTATTTTTCGAGTTAGAAGATCACCTGGCTCAGTTCGATGCCATCATGGATTCTATTTTGCAAACCGATGTCCAACGTCACACAATCCGCGAGGCTCTAGCTGACTGGGCGATGTCGGTTGACGACGCTGTTGGGGATATTATCGAGCAGCAAAAGCCAGAAGAACCTACACTCACCGCAGATGAAGTATTCGGAACGGAGGTTTAATGCTAAGCATAAACTATAGGAAGTCAGGGGATTTAATACCATATATAAACAACTCCAGAACGCACAGCGACAACCAGGTGCAACAGGTAGCATCAAGCATCAAGGAGTTTGGATTTACCAATCCCATCTTGATAGATGAGCGTGATGGCATCATAGCGGGGCATGGGCGGCTTATGGCGGCTCAGAAGCTAGGGCTTGATGAAGTGCCAACCATTACACTGAAAGGGCTTACAGAGGCACAGCGTAAGGCATACGTTATCGCTGATAACCAATTAGCTATGAACGCCGATTGGGACTTAGATGCGTTAAAGGTAGAGGTAGAGCGTTTGACTGAGTTAGACTTTGATATTGACCTGCTGGGCTTTGATGAAGATATGCTTGCAGGGCTTATGGAAGAAGATCCAGCCGAGGGTTTAACCGATGAAGATGATGTGCCTGATCTGGAAGATGACCCTGTAACTGTTGAGGGTGATGTTTGGATATTAGGTAATCACCGCCTAATGTGTGGCGACTCCACCAGTATAGATGCGGTAGATAAACTGATGGCTGGTAACAAGGCTGATATGGTGTTTACCGACCCGCCTTACAATGTTGGGTTCAATGGGCGTAGCGGCAAGCATGACGTTATTAAAAACGATGCCCTTGAGGAAGGTGAGTTTGATTCCTTTATAGGGGAGATTTGCCAAATTATAAAAACTGTAGACCCGCAGGTTTACTATGTATGGTGCAACTGGAAGTTTTACGCTCAACTGCAAGGCAGGTTGGACTACAAGGCTTGCATTGTTTGGGCAAAGAATGTTTTTGGTATGGGTAATGGTTACAGGCATCAGCATGAGTTTTGCTTGTTTAACGGCAAAATAGATGAGGCTATAAAAAACGAGTCTGATTTGTGGAGCATAAAGAAAGATAGCCGCTATGTGCATCCAACACAAAAGCCAGTAGAGTTATCGGTTAGGGCGTTTGGCAATCATATTAGATTGACCAATGTACTCGACCTATTTGGCGGGTCTGGGTCAACTTTGATAGGGGCAGAGCAAACTGGGCGCAAGTCTTTTGTGATGGAATTAGACGCTAAATACTGCGATGTCATTATTAAACGCTGGCAAGACTTCACTGGGCAGGAAGCCATTATGGAAACTACAGGCGACAAGTTTAATGATATGTATATCAACGGGCGCAAGTCTGACTTTGCTGATGCGAACTTAGGCGAGTTAAAGGCGATAAAATGAAGATAGGCAATCAAGGCGATGGTGGCGGTAGACCAATGATCGAGTTTACGCCAGAGCAGATAACCCAGCTAGAAGCATTAGCGGCTGTACTGACTAAAGGCCAGATCGCCGATTACTTTAGCATTTCCGAAACAACCCTGCGGGCTATAGAACAGAGACAGCCTGAAGTTTCTGACGCTTATAAAAAGGGCAGGGTTAAACAGTGCGCTACTATGGGGGTGAACCTTATACAATTAGCCAAAGCGGGCAACGTGGCAGCCAATATTTTCTATCTCAAAACGCAAGCTGGCTGGAAAGAATCAGAGCCAGAGGCGCAGGATATACCCCCGATCAATATCATAGTAGACGGCAATGCAATTAACTCTGCCTCAGAGTGAGATATTCTGTAGCCCTAGCAGGTTTAGGGTATGCGTAGCAGGTAGGCGATTCGGTAAGACGTTTCTATCTACTGGCGAACTGTTAAAGGCAGCGACCAGCGGCAAGGATAAGAACTGCTGGTATGTTGCCCCAACCTATGGCTCGGCCAAAGAGATCGCTTGGCTAATGCTTATCCACACTATCCCTCAAGAGTACATATCTAAAACCAACGAAAGCGCCCTGACCCTGAGATTGATTAATGGGTCAGTTATTAGCCTGAAGGGTGCTGAAAAGCCAAACAACCTTAGAGGCAGGGCGCTAGACTTTGTTGTGCTAGATGAATTTGCAGATATGCGCCCAGAGGCATGGTTTGAGGTAATACGGCCATCTCTATCTGATAGGCAAGGGTCAGCCCTGTTTATCGGTACACCTAAAGGCCGCAATCACTTTTACGACCTATGGGCAAAAGGCACTGATGGCGCAGATGATTGGGAGTCATTCCAGTACACCACCATCGAGGGCGGCAATGTTCCTGCAACAGAGATCGAGCAAGCTAAACAGGATTTAGATGAGCGCACGTTTAATCAGGAATACTGCGCGGAGTTTGTTACTTACTCAGGATTGATTTATTACTCGTTTAGCAGAGAAGAGTCTGTGTTGGCGTTAGACGATGATAATGGTACACTCCATATTGGTATGGATTTTAACCTTGATCCCATGTCTGCCGTTATCTGTGTGCGTAAAGGCGGGACGCTGTATGCAGTTGACGAGATAGTCATGTACGGATCAAATACCGATGAGATGGTTGCGGAGATTATAGACCGCTACCCGACTCGGAATATTATTATCTATCCTGACCCAGCATCAAGACAGCGGAAAACATCTGCTGGCGGTCGCACTGATTTGTCGATCTTACAAAACGCAGGATTTAGCGTTAAGGCGAAGAAAACTCACGCATTAGTTAGGGATAGAATTAATGCTGTAAATAGTCGTTTACTGTCGAGTGATGGTGAGCGGCATTTGTACATCAGCCCTAAATGCAAGCAGACGATTAAGTCGCTTGAACGGCAGACATACAAAGAGGGAACGAGCATACCAAATAAAGATGGGTTCGATCATATGAACGATGCCCTTGGCTACTTGGTAGAATACTTGTTCCCAGTTCGCACCGAATACGACACACCACAACCGACCAGGTGGACTTGATGAAAACAATCGAAACAACGCACCCCGAATACGACAATAACGAGTCGCGCTGGGAATTCTATTTACGCAGCTACATGGGTGGCGAAGATTACATAGATGGGGCGTATCTAACGCGCTACATCTCAGAGGATAAAGATGAGTACAACAGAAGGCTCGATCTAACCCCGATAGATAACCACTGTAAAAACATCGTTCACATTTACTCTAGCTTCCTGTGGCGAGTAGCACCAACCAGAGCATTTAACTCAGCCGCTGGCAACGTAGCCCTAGAACCTTTTCTTAATGATGCTGATCTCGATGGGCGCAGCTTTAATGCGTTTATGCGACAGGCACAGGTTTGGTCTAGCGTTTACGGCCATGTGTGGCTGATGATGGACAAGCCTAAATCTACAGCAGGAACTAAGGCAGAAGAGTTAGAGCAAGACATTCGGCCTTATGTGACCATGTTCACCCCTGAGAATGTGTTTGATTGGAAGTACGAAAGAACGGCCAGCGGCAGGTTTGAACTGGTGTACCTAAAGATAAGGGAAGCCATTGACCGCGTTACAGATACACAGACTGATACCTGGTATCGCATCTGGACTAAAGACAGCGTACAGCTATGGCATGCGGTAAATGAAAACGAGCGCATGGTTGAGCAAGAAGATAACGTACTAGGCAAGATTCCTGCTGTGTTCCTACCTGCCCAGCGTTCAGTTGTGCGCGGTATCGGCATATCAGATATTGCAGATGCGGCTTATATGCAGCGAGCGATCTATCAGGAACTATCTGAGATCGAGCAGCTAATCAGAATCAGTAACCACCCTACCCTAGTCAAGTCATACCAGACCGATGCCAGTGCTGGAGCAGGTGCTATTATTAATATGCCTGATGATATGGATGCCAGCCTAAAGCCATTTCAGTTACAGCCTAGCGGTCAGAACCTTGACGCTGTTCGCAACTCGATAAAGGATAAGGTCGAGGCTATTAACCGCATGAGCCACATGGGTGCTGTTCGCGGCACTGAGGCAATGACCCAATCAGGCGTAGCTATGCAAACAGAGTTTCAGATGCTGAATGCCAAGCTATCAGAGAAGGCCGACATACTAGAACTGGCAGAAGAGCAGCTATGGCAGTTGTTCTGTGAGTGGCAGGGTATCACCCCCGATATAGAGATATTCTACCCAGACGCATTCGACCTGCGTGATTACGACAAAGAACTATTGTTCCTACAGCAGATGCGATCTACTGGCGTTAAGTCAGTAACCCTGATGCAAGAAATAGATAAAAAGATAAGCGACCTAATCCTAGATGACGAGGCATTGGCTAAATCGCACGTTGAGATTGAAAGCGGGTCACAGGTGCTGGGTCAGTTTGCAGAGCAGGATGTTGCTGAGTAATGCCAGCGGATACAGCCTACTCGGAAGTGCTGGAGAAGTTAGCCGATAGCCATCAAGAAAGGCTACAGGCGGCTCTGGTAACGCTAGAGGAAAGGGTTGCTGATCTTATGGCAACTGCGCCCTTACAGGATGGCAATCTGTTTGATTTGGAGTGGGCTATTTCTGCGCGTAACGAGATCAGGCTGGCGATTGATGAAACGTACCTGGCGACTGTTGACGCGATGATACGCGACTACAATGGTGTGGCAGGTGATGCGGCTGCAATGTTAAAGACCTATGGTAGCTTCACAACGGCAAGCCCTGCGGTAATTAGCCAACTCCAGCGGTTATCATTCCAAGGGTTTGAGGCTATCGCTAACGAGTACCTTGATGTCATAGCGACTGAGGTTTACCAGAACACCCTTACAGGCAGAGCGTTTGCTGATTCGGTAAAGACTATTCGGCATTCGGTAAATGGCGTTTACATTCAATCTGATGACCTAGAGGCGCAGCGGTTAGTTGATGTGGCAAGGACAGGCACAGCGGCAGAGAGCGCAGCAGCGGTAGAGAAGCTACATACCCTGTACGCTAGAGATAGAGTTGGTAACAACCTTAGACGCTACAGCACCCAGATGGCGCAGGATAGCTTAATGCAGTTCGATGCCTCCATTAACACCGCTATAGGTAAAGAGTCAGGCGCGACCAAGTGGAAGTATTACGGCACAACGATTAGAGATACTAGGCCATTTTGTAGGGAACACGTTAATCAGGTGTTTACCACTGAAGAGATCGAAGAGACATGGGCGGGTAGCTGGAAAGGTAAAGCATCTGGCGATCCGTTTATTGTTAGGGGCGGCTACAACTGCCGCCATCATTTCAGACCAGTGCTAGAGGACTAATCATGCCACAAGGTAAAGGTACATACGGAAGCAAGGTCGGCAGACCTAAAAAGAAGAAAAAGAAGAAGATGGTTAAAAAATAACCATTTATGATACACTACGGATTCACCAATACTCTTTAAGAGGCACGTTACATGAGCGATGAAATCATGGAAACACAAGCAGAGACTGAAACTGCGGCAGTAGAAAGTCAGGAAACTAAAACCTTTACTCAGGATGAACTTGACCGCATTGTTGCGGATAGAGTTGCAAGGGAGCAACGCAAGTTCGACAAGAAACTATCTGGCGTAGACATTGATGAAGCTAAGGAACTGCTGGCACAAAAAGAAGCCGCAGAACTGGAGCGACAGAAAGAGCGCGGAGAGTTTGACAATATCCTGAAAAAGACTGTTGAAAAGAAAGATATGGAAATACAGAGTTATAAAAGCAAGTTGCAGCAGACGCTAGTAGATGGAGCGATACTGGGCGCGGCTTCCAATAATAACGCTGTGAATCCGAATCAAGTTTCGCAGTTACTGAAAACCAATACTCGCCTGTCAGACG